ACCATCACCACCCGCACCTCCAGCTCCAGCTCCTGGACTACCGTTTCCGCCAGCTGCAGAGGATCCTCCTCCACCACCACCAGAATCTTGTGAACCTGATCCAGGTGTTCCATCTCCTCCATCGAAACCTTGTGGCGGTGATACAGGAGGAGTGTTACCAGTTCCTCCTTGTGCTGAACAAGGATTGCATCCTCGTCCACCTACTCCCCCACCACCAGAGCCTCCGTTTTTACCAGTGCCTGGACCACCTGTTCCCATAGCACCTCCTCCACCACCAGCGGCTGTTATTGTCGAAAATATTGAATTAGAACCAGGGTTAGAATTTGGAGGGGCTGTGCCTGCTCCACCTGCTCCTACTGTTATAGGATAACTTGTTCCAGATGTTACTGGTATAGCTGTCGCTGCTAGAGGCGAAGGCCCTGCTGTATAACAACCAGAAGCTGTTCCAGCTGAAAAACGATAACCTCCTGCTCCTCCACCACCACCACCTGCTCCAAGCGATCCTCCAGATCCACCACCACCTATAACTAAATAGTCTACTGTATTTGCACCTGCTGGAGTTCCTCCATCAGTTACTGTAAAGGTACCTGGACCTGTAAATGTGTGAACTTTAAAATTTGTACAAACTGTAGTTTCTGATCCTCCTGTAGCTGATATAAATGGAGGTTCACCTTTTTCTGTGACTTCAGCGTTTAAAACGTTTATCCAACCCTCTGTATCATCCACGTAAACAAATGTTGCTGATTGTCCTTCTACAGTTAAAAAAGCATCTTGAGCAACACCACCTATTTTTTGTGATCCATTAGGATTAATTGTTAAAGCATGTGTTTGAAAAGTTCTTGTATAATCTGCAAAAGCAACAACCGCTCCCGCAGTGCCTGAAGGTAAATTTGCAGTTACAGCTCCTGAACTTGTATCTACAAAATATCCTTCTCCACTTGTTGCTGTAAAAGTTGTTGTTTTAATACTTCCTGTCTGCCAATCAATTATTTGACCAGCTGATCCAAAACCTGTTTGTGTTGCGCCTGATGCAAGAGCAACTGTCCCACCACATCTACCGATTGTAACTGTTGAACCACACACAACAATTGTATTACCAGATCCTGATCCAACTGTAGTTGTTGACCCACATTTTTTGATGATAGTTGTATCATCTGAAACTTTATTTATATTGTCTACTTTTACTTTACTTGTCATAATATTTTCCTTTGTATATTAGTTTTAACTATCATTCAACTATTGAAATCTATATCTTATTATTACTATACCGGAGCCACCAGCTTGACCAGCAGGATTACCAACTGATCCAGCAGCTCCACCGCCAGTATTAGCTGTCCCATCAGCAGTTGGATTAGCTCCTGGTGAAGTTATACCATCTGCACCACCACCTATACCTCCAGTTCCCGATGCTCCTGGAGATGGAGTTAAACCATAAGTTCCTCCACCACCACCAGAAAAATATGATACACAACTTGAAACTTCTCCAGAACTTCCAAAACCTTTTACTCCAGCACCTGCACCACCATTACCACCTGCTGAATTAAAAGTAGTTGGGGGAACAGATACACCAACAGCTAACGCACCACCTCCGCCACCTGAACCACCATATCCAGTGGTAGTTCCAGGAGATGCTTTACCTGATGAGCCACCAGCAAATCCTTGTGCTGGATTTACAGGAGGAGTGTTTCCAGCTCCACCAGCTCCACCAGTTTGAGAACCTGGGCCCGCTAATCCTCCAGAACCTCCAGAACCTCCAGCCGAACCTGCCGTACCAGCCGGTTCACCATATTTTCCACCTCCACCACCACCAGCAGATGTAATTGTTGAAAAAGTTGAAGGACTACCATTATCGGCATTTCCAGGAAGAGAAGTTGGTCCAGCACCTCCTGCTCCAACTGTAATAGGAAATGCTGTTGCTGAAACTGTTACAGCAGTTCCAGAAGGAAAATTATTTATTGGAGCTCCTGGTGCACATGTTTGTGGATTATTAGTGGTATTAGCATAATATCTAAAACCTCCTGCTCCTCCCCCACCACCATAAGTCCGTGCTCCTCCCCCTCCGGCTACCACCACGTAATCTACAATATTATCAGCTGCACTTTGTGCAGCTTCAGATACTGTAAAAGTTCCAGGCCCTGTAAAAGTATGAATTTTAAAATTACCACAGGTGCTTTCAGTTCCTCCTGATGCAGACATAAAAGCTTGACCTTGTTCCGTATCTTCAGCATTTTGAACATTAATCCAACCTTCAGTCGAATCAACAAAAACAAAAGTTGCTGCTTGTCCGTCTACATTTAGAGTTGCATCTGCTGCTGTACCACCAATTTTATTAGAGCCATTAGGGGTAATGGTTAAATTATGAGTATTAAAAGTTCTTGTGTAATCTGCGACTGCTACGATCGCTCCAGCAACACCTGCTGGTAAATTCATTGTTACTGCTCCACTTGATGTGTCAACAAAATAACCTTCTCCACTGACTGCTGTAAATGTTGTTGTTTTTATTGAACCAGTTTGCCAATTAACAGAACCCTCTCTACCAAAACCTGATTGAGAAGCCCCAGTTGCTAATTGTACAGTAGTTCCAGAACCACCTAGTGTAAGTGTGGAACCACTTTGTTTGTCTATTTCATTTACTTCTATTTTTGACATTATACTATTACTAAAGTTCCTGTAACTGTTACGGTTCCTGGAAAAGTAACTGGACCTGCAAGAACTGCGTTCTCGACAGTTTGATCACCATCCATTGTGCCTGCTTGATTTTTTATAAATTCATCTGGAGAAGTTTGCCCTCCAATATATTGGATTCCATTTGTTATTGCCGTCATATTTACTCCTTACGAACTAATGTCGTCTATAAATGAAGTGACAATATCTAAACTTGAAGCAGCACTGCTGTTAGCTTTTAATACGTCACCACTTTTTAAAACAATTTTTGCACCACCTTGAATCAATTCAATCGCAGAATTAGGTGGAACCACTACATCTTTTGCAAGAAAATGATTGTTACCACCATTTACAATAAATACTTCTACTTCAATACTAGATGAGCTAACGTTACAACATCTAATTCCAATAACTGCATCGAAATCTCCTCCTGTTACTAACGTAACATCTGATGTTCCCACGTTTCTTTGTAAATCGTTTCTAAAATTTTGTGCCATAATTTATTCCTTTATAACGCAACAGCCATAGCAAGTGCAAATCCTGCTCCAGCTGCTCCTACTGGTGAACCCGACGCATCGAGATAAACCGTTTTTGCTGCAGGCATTGTTACAAATACATCTAATGTCCCGCCTGTAAAACTTATTTTAGATGTGTTACCTGAAGAGTTATTAATAACTGTTGTTCTTTCCAAAGTAGTTGAACCGGATAAAGTTCCTAAACCTATTTCAAAAGTGTTAGAGCCTTGTTCAAAAATACAGTAGTAAGTCGTATTACCTACACCAATACCGCTTGAAAAAGTTACATTACCCTGTCCGGATGCAATACCAGCAAGTGTAATATTGCCTGTTCCAGTTGTAGTGCTATTTTCTTTTACTCTATCATTTATAACTAAAGCCATTTATTCTCCTATTACGATGTTATACTAATAAGCGAATCTGTTCCAGCTGGTGTACCTGAACTTGTACTTGGGAACGTAATTGTAAACGTTCCGTTCGAACAAGATTTTGTTCCACCAAAATCTAGAACAACGACTAACTTATCACTCGCTGAATTATTATATATTGCTCCAAAAGCTGCACCAAAAGTTGCAGATGTCCATTGTGTTTGATCAAAAGTCAAAGTTGCAACATTTGTTTGATTTGCAACTACCGGATTGCTCAAAGTGTTTCCACCAGTTGTATATCCTGTGCCACTAACTTGGTTAGCTGAACCTACAGTATATGAAGTGCTAGCTGTAGTGTAAGGGTTAGCAGTATATAGAGCTAACTTTATAGTGTCAGTTGTAAAGTCGTGGTTTCCTTTCAATAACTCTTGTGCGAATGAAAAAGGTACTACGTTTGCCATTGTTTATTTTCTCCTATTTATAACTTGATGGTGATTT